TGTGCAATGTCACGGATGCGCGACTCGGTCTTGCCTTGCTGATAACCAACGTCGCGGAGGGATTGCAATTTTAAGTCTTGCTCGACTTTCACTGGCTTAGCCATAGTGTTACCCCTTGGGATTGAATGTCAGAATCCGTCTGACTCGGTACTAATACTTATACGCTTGCGCTATGACATTGTCGAGGATTTCACGGTAACGTGAACCCCTAATTAGCGACGCGCACACACAGCACGCGCACGGACACATAACTGGCATCAAAGATGATGGGCCAAAAAAAGAGCAGGGGCCGAAGCCCCTGCTTGGTTATGCTAGCGTTGCTCTGCTAGCTACTAACCGACCGAACCGCGTCGTGATCCTCACGATGTGGGGGCCGAAATCCCTGCCATAACAGCGCATCCACTCCATCGCGTCGGCTTGTGTCCAAGCGCGGTGGGTGATCTTGATGTCACGTTCAAGGTCGATGACCTCGACGCGGTAGGGTTTAGCGGCGGCGCGGAATGCTTGCTTGAGCAAGCTAGTGACTTTGACCATGATGGCCTCCTGTCATGTCAGACTCCCTCTGACTTGGGTTATGGGTTGCTTCCCATGACTTTACTTATACCAACCCCGACGGCCTTTGTCACGTATCCCACGGTAACCCCACCCGCCCCCCACCCCCTGGATCGGCCGCCTCGCTCGCACCCCCCTACACCCCATAATTTGCACAAACGATTTATAATTTTCCAAATATAAAAACACCCCCCTTGTCTTTTAGGTACCATACGTTTACATTACGAACCTATGCCAACATATATGTTAGACATAGACCCAAATATCCCCCTGCCTGCCAACGCAGCAGAAGCCCTACCCCCTATGACTCCAAAAGAAGAATTGGAAGTCAGGGCAAGAACTATAAAACTTATATCAGACCTCCAAGGCAAACCAATACATCCCAGCGATAAAGACAAAGACGAAGCTCGCGCATTAGCTAAGAAAATGGTTGAAGACCCCAGAGGACATATTCAATTTAGTAACTACAAGAATGAAACTCTTGCGTATTTAGCTGGGATGGTGTCCCAATACGATCAAATGATTGTTAAGGATCTAGCTGATCTAAAGGTATTCGTCGTTAATAAACTTGTTGAGCAAACTGAATCTGGAAATGCCAAGGATGTTATTGCTGCATTGAAAGCATTAGGCGAAGTTGACGGCGTGGATGCCTTCAAACGCAGGTCAGAAGTGACGGTGCAGGTCAAACCCATCGATCAGGTGGAGAAAGATCTGTTGGCTAAGCTGGAAAAACTTGAGCGACTCACCAAATACGCCGATGCTCAAGACATAATTGATGTCGAACCAACTGAAACTAACACCTCAGAAGATAGCGGCCCTTAAAAAACTACTCCCCCATGCTTCTCCAGACGAAAAACGGGAGATTTTGCGGGATTTAGAGTTTTGGGAGTCACAGCAAGCCCAATCGCTAGGGCAAAAGAAGCTATTAGCCTTCGCAGACCACGTATACCCAGGCTATAAAGTAGGCCCCCACCACAAAAGGCTGGCTAAAATCTTTGAAGATATAGCCAACGGAGTCAAAAAACGGGTAGTTGTAAACATTGCACCCCGCCACGGCAAGTCAGAACTCATTTCTTACCTAGCTCCAGCTTGGTTTTTAGGTAAGTACCCACATAAAAAGGTCATTATGGCTTCCCATACGGCTGATTTAGCCGTAAATTTCGGTAGAAGAGTGCGAAATTTGGTGGCAAGTGACCCGTATAAGCAAATTTTCCCGCAGATCGAGTTACAACAAGACTCAAAATCGGCTTCTAGATGGGGTACTAACTTTAATGGCGAATATTTTGCTATTGGTGTTGGGGGTGCTCTTGCTGGTAGGGGGGCTGACCTTTTTATTATTGACGATCCTCATTCCGAACAAGAGGCTAAGCAGGGGCGAGCAGACGTTTTTCTTCCCGCTTGGGAGTGGTTTCAGTCTGGTCCTATTCAGCGTCTTATGCCTGGGGGCGCTATTATTATTGTGATGACTAGATGGTCGAAACTTGATCTAACCGGTCAGGTTATTAATCACATGTCTAAGAATGAGGATGCAGAACAGTGGGAGATCGTTGAATTTCCTGCCATTTTGCCAAGTGGCAACCCACTTTGGCCTGAATTTTGGCCGGTTGAAGAATTAAATGCCAAGAAAGCCTCACTTGATCCACGATACTGGCAAGCCCAGTATATGCAGGACCCGACGGCTGAAGAAGGCGCGTTAATTAAGCGTGAATGGTGGAATATTTGGGAGAAAGACGACCCTCCCCAGTGCGAATACATCATTATGTCCCTGGATGCAGCACAAGAAACTAATAATAGAGCTGACTACAACGCTTTGACTATATGGGGCGTGTTCTTAAACGAAGAAGTCAACAACTACAACATCATATTACTTAATGCTATTAAGAAGCGGATGGAGTATCCCGAGCTAAAGAAAATGGTGTTTGAAGAGTACAAAGAATGGCAGCCGGATACTTTTATTGTTGAGAAGAAGTCCAACGGGTCTGCGCTTTACCAAGAAATCCGACGCATGGGCGTGCCTGTACAAGAGTTCACGCCAAGCAAAGGACAGGATAAGATTGCTAGGGTCAATTCGGTAACCGATTTATTTTCATCTGGGATTGTCTGGGCACCTGATAAACGATGGGCCAAGGAAGTTATGGAAGAATGCAACGACTTCCCCAGCGGTACAAACGATGACTTAGTTGACTCCACGACCCAGGCTTTGATGCGTTTTCGTAACGGTGGATTTATTAGACTGCCGTCTGATGAGCCTGAAGAACCAGCAATGTTTAGGCGTAAAAACCAATACGCCTACTATTAAGGATAGATCATGGCTACAAGCTTTTTTGACAAAGCACTAAATCAAGCACCCCTTGGGTTGCAGAACGAGAATCTGGTCATGGAGCCAGACATCGAGATTGAGATCGAAGACCCTGAGTCAGTATCAGTAGGTCTTGGTGGTCTAGAGATTGTGATCGGCAAAGAAAAAGAAGAGGAAGGGTTTAACGACAACCTTGCCGAAGACATGGACCCCAAGGAGCTAGCCACCCTTGCTGAAGATCTGTGTAGTGATTTTGAAGATGACATTTCATCCCGCAAAGACTGGATGCAGACCTACGTCGATGGGTTGGATCTGTTAGGACTTAAGGTTGAGGATCGCACAGAGCCTTGGCCGGGGGCTTGTGGTGTGTACCACCCCTTGCTGACAGAAGCTGTGGTGAAGTTTCAGGCCGAGACCATCATGGAGACATTTCCAGCACAAGGTCCGGTGCGTACCAAGATCATTGGTGAAGAAACTAAAGAGAAGAAAGAGTCTGCTATGCGTGTGCAGGCAGATATGAACCACCAGCTCACTGATGTGATGATTGAGTACAGACCTGAGCACGAGAAGATGCTGTGGGGACTGGGGCTGGCGGGTAATGCGTTTAAGAAAATCTACTTTGACCCAGGGCTTGATAGACAGACGGCGATGTATGTGTCGGCTGATGATCTTGTGGTGCCATACGGTGCTGCGAATATTGAGACAGCCGAGCGTGTTACGCATGTTATGCGTAAGACTAAAAATGAGCTAGAGCGGCTAATGGATAGTGGGTTCTACGTTGATGTAGAGCTTGAAGATCCTAGCGATTCGCTTGATGAAGTAGAGAAAAAGATCGCAGAAAAGATGGGGTTCAGGGCAACTACTGATAACCGGTACAAGTTGCTTGAGATGCACGTAACCCTTGATCTTCCAGGCTTTCCTGACAAAGACGAAGATGGCAAAGAGACTGGACTGGCTGTTCCGTACGTCATTACGATTGAGAAATCAAACAGTAAGATCTTAGCGATTAGACGCAACTGGAACCCAGACGATGAGTTAAAGAAGAAGCGTCAGCACTTTGTCCACTACCCCTATATCCCAGGCTTTGGCTTTTATGCTTTCGGGCTTATCCACTTGATTGGTGGGTTTGCTAAATCGGGAACGTCGATTCTCCGTCAGCTTGTTGATGCAGGCTCACTTGCCAATCTCCCAGGTGGATTTAAAACCAAGGGGATGCGGACTAAGGGTGATGACACGCCGTTTGCTCCGGCTGAATGGCGCGATGTGGACATAGCCTCGGGTGCTCTCAAAGACAACATCATGCCGCTTCCGTACAAGGAGCCGTCGCAGGTGTTGGCTGCACTCATGGACAAGATCATCGACGAGGGTCGCAGGTTCGCCTCTGCTGCTGATCTTAAAGTCTCTGATATGTCGGCTCAGTCTCCAGTTGGGACGACGTTAGCGATCCTAGAGCGCACACTGAAGGTGATGTCGGCTGTTCAGGCGCGGATTCACTATTCGATGAAGCAGGAGTTCCGGCTCTTAAAAACCATCATCGCTGATTACACGCCTGAGTCTTACGACTACGAGCCAGTGGATGGTCGCCCCAGAGCTAAGAAATCAGACTATGAGAATGTCGATGTAATACCGGTCAGTGATCCGAACGCAGCGACAATGAGTCAGAAGGTTGTGCAGTACCAAGCAGTTATGCAGTTGGCTGCTACTGCGCCGCAGTTATACGACTTACCCTATCTTCATAGGCAGATGTTAGAGGTTCTTGGTATCAAAAACGCCGAGAAGCTCGTGCCGATGGAAGATGATATGAAACCGACCGACCCAGTATCTGAGAACATGGACATGTTCCAAGGCAAACCGGTCAAGGCGTTTATCTATCAAGATCACGCCGCACACATCACAGTGCATATGTCAGCACTGCAAGATCCAATCACTGCTCAAGTTCTTGGTCAGAGTCCAAACGCTCAGGCTATGCAAGCAGCATTTATGGCGCACATTGCCCAACACTTTGCCTTTCAATACCGTAAAAACATCGAAGACAAACTCGGGGTTCCCTACCCTGCACCCAACGAAGAACTGCCCGAAGAGATGGAGGTCGAGATCTCCAGACTCGCTGCCGCAGGAGCACAGAAACTCTTGCAATCTAATCAGGCGATGGTTCAACAAGCCCAGGCTCAACAGCAAGCACAAGATCCAATTGTGCAGATGCAGCAGCAAGAACTTCAGCTCCAAGCTCAAGAACTGCAACGCAAAACCGCTAAAGATCAGATGGACGCTCAACTCAAAGCAGCCCAGATTGATACCGAGCGTATGCGGATTCAGAACCAGTCTGAGATCGACGGTGCCCGATTGGGTGCTCAGATCGCAAAAGATCAGATGGAGCAGGAGTTCCAAGCAGGCGTTGAAGCCGTTCGCAATGAAATAGAGGGCACGCGGATTGGTGCTGATATAGCTCGGAATATTGCTGCGATGCAGCAACAACGTGAATCAGTAACTAAAAAAGCTGTTGGGGAAAGTAAAGAATGAACGAAACCGAGAAAGTTTTACGACATTTGATTAGTCGTTGTGTCGATGAACAGAAGCATTTAGCCGAAGTTCTAGCGCAAGGGCTGGCAAAGGACCACGCGGATTATCGCTTTCAGTGCGGTGTGATGCGTGGAATTTCAGTGGCGCAAGGATATCTTGCCGATATGTTAGAAAGGATGAGTGACGACGATGAGTGAACTCCTAGTAGGGTCTACAAGCGGCTCTGCGACGGTATTGCCTGAAACCGCCGAAGAAAAAGCGCGACAACTCCCTGATCCATCAGGTTATCGAATCTTATGCACGATCCCCGAGATTGACGATAAGTTTGATAATGGCTTGATTAAAGCCGATGTCACGATGCACCACGAAGAATTACTGACGACGGTGCTTTTTGTCATCAAGATGGGGCCGGATGCGTACAAAGATGAGAAGCGATTCCCGTCTGGGCCGTATTGCAAAGTGGGTGATTTTGTATTGGTACGTCCGCACGCGGGCACACGACTGAAGATTCACGGTCGTGACTTTCGCATCATTAACGATGACTCTGTCGAGGGGGTTGTAGAAGATCCTCGCGGTATTAGTCGCGCATAAGGGGTTTAAAAATGGCTGAGCAAGAAAACGCCAACACCGAGTTTGAAATCGAGATCGAAGACGACACTCCTCCCGAAGATCGTGGGCGGGAACCCTTACCCAAAGAGCTAGTTAAAGAGCTTGAGGAAGACGAACTCGAAGAGTATTCCGAGAAAGTCAAAACTCGCCTCAAGCAGATGAAGAAAGTCTGGCACGACGAGCGTCGTGAGAAAGAACGTGCGTTGCGTGAGCAGCAAACTGCGATTGAAATGGCGCAGCAGTTGCAAAACGAGATTAAAACGTTACGTTCTAAAGTGACTGAAAATGAAGGGCATCTAGTAAATACAGCTAAAAATGCTGTGGAGTTAGAACTCAAAAACGCTGAGAAAGCCTACAAAGAAGCTTATGAAGCGGGAGATTCTGATAAATTATTAGAAGCCCAAAAGCAATTAACTGAAGCATCTTATAAACTTGAGCGGTTAAAAGGATACAAACCCCCTGTACAACCGCAAGAAACTGAAGTAAATTTACCAAATTCGCAGCCACAGGCTCCGAGGTTGGACCCAAAAACTGATTCATGGCGTAGACAAAATACGTGGTTTGGATCAGATGACGAAATGACCGCTGCCGCACTTGGCCTAAACAACAAACTGCTTAGGGAACGCGGTGCAGCATTTGAGGGTTCTGACGAGTACTGGGAAATCGTTGATAAGACGATGCGTAAAAGATTCCCCGAGTATGAATGGGGCGATGAACCTGCTGAGCCTGAGACAAAATCACCTCCAGCACGTACAGAAAGACCAGCTACGATTGTGGCTCCCGTTTCTCGTAGTACGACTTCCAAAAAAGTCAAACTTAATCAATCCCAGCTTAACGTCATCAAAAAGATGGGAATAACTCCTGAACAGTATGTGAGGGAACAAATGAAATTGGAGCGTGCAAATGGCTGAAAATCGTTTATCCAGAGAAGTTGAGAACCGTGAGAAGTTAGCTCGCCCTAAACAGTGGAAGCGTGCGGATGTCCTACCTGAAGTCGATCCAATGCCTGGATATGTACCCCGCTGGGTGCGTGTGTCCTCGCTTGGTAAGGCTGACCCCAAGAATATCTCTGCCAAACTCAGAGAAGGTTGGGAGCCGGTAAGGGTTGAAGAGCAGCCAAACCTTATGTTTATGCGCGATGAGAACAGCCGGTTCAAAGACAACATCGAGATTGACGGATTGTTGCTCTGCAAGATGCCTGAAGAGTTCGTTAAACAACGTACCGATCACTTCAACAATGTTGCCAAATCCAACATGGACGCTGTAGACAACAACTTTATGAAAGAGAGCGATTCCCGTATGCCACTCTTCGCAGAGAAGCGTACCAAGGTTTCGTTTGGTAAAGGAACTTAACTTAAACGAGGTCAAAAATGGCATATCCTGTTGTTGACGCTCCTTACGGTTTTAAAGCGGTTAATGAACTTAACGGCCTACCGTACGCTGGAGCAACGCGACAGTTCCCGATTGCCCGAAGCTACAACACTAATATCTTCTACGGAGATTTGGTGCAGCTAACGACAGACGGAACTCTTATTAAAACGTCCTACTCCGCCGATTCCAGCCCCACTTCGGTGATCGCTGGTGCGATTGGCGTGTTTGTTGGCTGTCAGTTTACGAACCCAACGACTAAACAACTTCAGTTCTCGCAGTACTATCCTGCTAGCACTGCTGCAAACGACATCTTGGCATTTGTCATCGATGATCCGTCTGCTGTGTTTAAAGTTGCTGTAGTTGGGCAAGCGTACAACACGATTTCTAATTCCGTGTCTGCAATTGGCTACGCCAATCAGTCGCTTATTGGAACCAACGTGTATGCAATTACTGGCGTTGCTGGTAGTACGACCACAGGTAATTCCAAGATGGCTGTATCAGGCACTTATCCTGCTACTAGCGGTACTGGTGTTAAACGTGTCGCTTCAACTAGTTTACCCTTCCGTGTAGTTGCACTTGTTCCTGAAACTGCTTATACCGTAACCGGTACAGGCGGTACGTCGGGTTCATCTACAACTGCTTTGGTTTTGGATGCGGCTATTACCGGCCTTCAAGCTGGTATGGCAGTTGTTGCTCCAGACGCTTCGGCTGGCGCTTACTTTCCGGGCAGTTTTAACTACGTTACTAACGTTAACGGTACTGCGGTTACGCTCGCTTCTGCAATTACACTTGCAAACGGTTCACCGGTTTCCTTTGTTGGATTCCCTGAAGTGCTTGTTAAGTGGAATCAGGGCTGGCATAGCTATCAGTACGCTACTGCGCTTGCGTAAAGGGGAAACTAAATGGCTATTTCACGCGCACAACTATTGAAAGAGCTTCTCCCCGGCCTGAACGCATTGTTCGGCTTGGAGTACGCTCGCTATGGCGAAGAGCACAAGGAAATCTACGAAACCGAGACTTCCGAGCGTTCGTTTGAAGAGGAAACCAAACTGTCTGGATTCTCGGCCGCACCGGTCAAGAACGAAGGCAGCGCGATGGCCTACGATAACGCGCAAGAAGCTTGGACCGCTCGTTACGTCCATGAGACTATCGTCTTAGGATTCTCGCTAACCGAAGAGGCTATCGAGGACAACCTGTACGACACTCTGGCTAATCGCTACACCAAGTCCTTAGCTCGCGCTATGGCATACACCAAGCAGACCAAAGCTGCTGCGGTTCTGAACAACGGCTTCAATACTGCCTACACGGGTGGTGACGGAGTTGCTCTGTTCTCGACAGCACATCCTTTGATCTCTGGTGGCACCAACAGCAACACGCCCGCAGTTGCGGCTGACCTTTCTGAAACATCGTTGGAAGCAGCGGTTATTCAGATTGCAGCTTGGACTGACGAACGTGGTCTGTTGATTGCAGCTAAGCCGAAGAAGCTGATCATCCCGTCTGCATTGCAGTTCGTTGCAACTCGTATTCTGGAAACGGAACTGCGCGTTGACACGGCAGACAACACGATCAACGCCTTGAAGAACAATGGCTCGATCCCCGAGGGTTACGCCATTAACCACTTCTTGACGGATACCGACGCTTGGTTCCTTACGACTGACGTGCCCAATGGTATGAAACACTTTGTCCGCGCACCTTTGACACAGGGAATGGATGGTGATTTCGACACCGGAAACGTTCGGTACAAGAGCCGCGAGCGCTATTCGTTTGGCTGGTCCGATCCGCTCGGAATGTTTGGAAGCCCTGGCGCTTGATATAAATCAAGCACTTAGCGCAGAGAACCCCGCTTCGGCGGGGTTTTTTGTTTTTTCAAACTTCTGTGATACATTACCCGTTACTAAGTCACAGGAGAGATAAATGGATACTACAAACCTACCCAAGACCCGTCAAGAAGCCAAAGCAACAGGCGCTAAGTATTACTTCACGGGAGAACCCTGCAAGCACGGACACGTTGCCCCACGTAAAACTAAGGGTGCATGTGTTGAGTGTTTGAAGGTAGAGTGGCAAGAAGCGGCAGAAAAACGTGCTGATTATTTCCGCGAGTACAACAAACGGGAAGACGTTAAAGACCGCAAAAACGAATGGTATGAAGCGCACAAAGATCAAGTGATACAAACGGCTGCAACTAGACCGCCTGAAGTTTTAAGGCAATATAGGAACGCTTGGAAAGAAAATAACAAAACACAAGTCCGCGCAGATACCAAAGCTCGGCGGAGAAAACATCGCTTAGCAACACCAAAATGGTTAACCCGCCAACAGAAGTCAGAAATACGCCAGCTATATCAAATAGCCATCACTATGACAAAGACTACGGGAGAGCAGTATGTTGTCGATCATATCGTTCCTCTACGTTCTGAATTTGTATGTGGCCTACACGTACCTTGGAACCTTCGGGTTATTCCTCGTCAGGAGAATTTATTGAAGTCCAACAAGCTTATTGACACACCCATCACAACCTGATAAAACACTGATATTCCGGGGTTAGCCCGGTGTATTAGACAGTCCCGGCTGACGACATGCAGACTAATACACCGATATCGCATGTGAGGATTACATGGCACGTACAACCTTCTCCGGGCCAGTAAAGTCGGATAACGGCTTTGAGGGCAGCTTCATCGGCACCCTTGCTATTACTGAATCCGGTAATACCATCACCACCACGAATACTGCAACCAGCGGCACGTATCAGCCTTTGGTCGTTGACACCACGATGTCTGGCGCAGGCGCAGACGGTGGTCGTACTAAATTTTCGATGTCTACCAACGTGGCGTTGGGGTCGTTTTCCAATGCTCTTAAAGCTGAAGTTACTTATGGTGCTTCGGGCCGCACGACCGGTCTTGGATCGGCGTTTGTTGCCGAGTTGAGCCTTTCGGCAGGTACTTCGTCTGGTACTTATGCACCCCTAGAGCTTGAACTTAACTGTGCTTCTGGTGCGTCTACTGGTACGACAACGTCGCTTATCTACGCTTCGGTCAACGGTACTGGCGCGGGCACGGTTGATACCAACGGTGTGTTTATGAATATCCAAGGTTTGACGGCTGGGGCAGGAAAAATGCTGGTAGCTGGTACGACCTTGGGCACTGCTTACGGCGGTCTTCGCGTTAGGGTTGGTGCTACCAACTACTGGATTCCGCTCTACGCTGCTCAGCCCACCTAATGGAACTAACCAAAGAAACCTTGCTGGAAGTCAGACAACAAGCCATAGCCAAACGGCAAAACTTGTTTGAGATGCTCCAGCAAGCTAACGGTGCAATAGATATGGTCGATTACTTGCTTCAGAAGATGGAGCAAGAAAAACCGGAGCAGCAGAATGGCGACGATGCAATATGATGTCTTTGCGACTAAACCGCTTACATCGACTGGGGATTTTTTAAACCAGAATAACCTAGCGGTTCCACGCGCAAGGATCAAAACAATTTATGCAGTGAACGGTGCATCTGCGGGGTCTGTCGTTATTCGTGATGGCAGCGACACAGGTCCAATTCTGTTGACAGTTAACACGTCCGCAGTAGCTAACGCTGGGTACACCATCATTCCTCTCCCTGGTGAAGGTATTCTCGCTTCTAATGGGTTGCATGGCACTGTTACAAACACTGCGTCAATGGTGATCTTCTATGGCTAAGACTCCGGCATGGCAGCGCAAAGAAGGTAAATCTGAAAAAGGCGGACTTAACGCCAAAGGCAGAGCTTCATATAACGCAGCTAATCCGGGTAAGCCTGGGCTTAAACCTCCGCAACCGGAAGGCGGTGCTCGTAAAAAGTCATTCTGTGCCCGGATGTCAGGCATGAAGAAGAAGTTGACGAGTGCTAAAACAGCCAACGACCCTAACAGTCGTATCAACAAGTCTCTAAGGGCGTGGAAGTGCTAAATGGATCCGATTATTCTTTGGAATCTCATTACGTCTATCTTAGTAGGGCTTGTGATGTTCATGCTTAAGAACTCGCATGAAGAACAGCAGCGCATCCAGATCCTACTGAACAAAACGAGGGAGGAAATCGCTCGTGATCACATCACTCGTGCAGAAGTTAGGCAAGACCTTGAAAAGATTATGGAACGCTTTGATTCAGGCTTTGAACGGCTTGAAGCAAAGATTGATGCCCTCGCTAAAAAAGGATAGTGATGCCAGCAGTCAGCGAGAAGCAGAGAAGGTTCATGCAGGCAGTAGCGAACAATCCGAAGTTCGCAAAGAAAGTTGATGTCCCTCAATCCGTTGGAAAGGAATTTACGATGAAAAAGATGCAATCAGGTGGTATGGCCGCAAGCAAGATGGGCGCAGTTAAGACCGCAGCTCCTAGCCGTGATGGTGTTGCTATGAAAGGCAAGACCAAAGGCAAAATGATCTCGATGGCTGGTAGCGGCATGAAAAAAGGCGGCAAAGTCAAGAAGATGGCCTACGGCGGTAAGTGCTGAGATGATGGCCTCACGCGGGATGGGGGCGATCCGCGCCTCCAAGATGCCCAAGCCGGTTACTAAAGCTCGGCGGGATGACACCGATTTCACGGCGTTTTCTAAAGGTGGCGAGTCCCGTGTGAACGAAGCTGGCAACTACACCAAACCAAGTATGCGTAAAGCATTGTTCAACAGCATCAAAGCTGGTGGTAAAGGTGGGTCGCCGGGGCAGTGGTCAGCCCGTAAAGCTCAGATGCTTGCTATGAAGTACAAGCAAAAGGGCGGGGGTTATCGAGATTGAAAGCACCTCAGCAGAGTCTGAAGAATTGGACTGACCAGAAATGGAGAACCAAGAGTGGCAAACCTAGCACACAGGGTTCAAAAGCAACTGGCGAGCGGTATCTCCCAGAGGCGGCAATCAATGCTCTTACACCTGCTGAGTACGCTGCGACAACAAGAGCTAAACGCGCTGGAAAACGCTCGGGAAAGCAATTCGTCAAACAACCAAAAGGCGTTGCTGCTAAGACCGCGAGGTACAGATAATGGCTGAGAAATGGATTCAAGCTGCGGTCAAAAAACCGGGAGCGCTTCGTGAACAGCTTGGTATTAAAGGTAAAAAGCCGATTCCTGCGAAGATGCTTGATAAAGCTACTAAGGCTCCTGGGAAGATGGGACAGAGGGCTAGGCTCGCTAAAACGCTTCGAGGGATGAAGTGACAACAACTTCAGGTACGACAGCCTTTAATCTCGATCTAAACGAGATTATTGAAGAGGCATTTGAGCGGTGCGGGATTGAAGTGCGTACTGGGTACGAACACCGTACGGCACGTCGTTCTATGAACTTGATGTTTACTGAGTGGGCTAACCGAGGTATCAACCTGTGGACGATTGAGCAGGGTCAGATTGCCATGACCACGGGCACAATTGTTTACAACTTGCCGGTAGATACAGTAGATCTCATCGAACAGGTTATTCGTACGCAGACTGGAATTCCTCAAACAGACATCAATATCAGTCGCATTTCAGTCGATACCTATGCCACGATACCAAACAAGAACGCCCAAGGTAGGCCCATTCAAGTTTGGATCAACAGGCAGTCAGGGGTACTGACACCCATTGGATTAGCATCCCCTACAATCAATGTCTGGCCTGCGCCAGATCAAGACAACTACTACACCTTTGTGTATTGGCGACTACGTCGTATGCAGGATGCTGGTAGTGGTGCGAATATTCAGGATGTGCCGTTTAGGTTCATCAATTGCTTGGCTGCTGGGCTGGCGTACTACTTGTCGTTAAAGATTCCCGAGGCCGCGCAGCGCATACCGATGCTGAAAGACATGTACGACGAGCAGTTAAGGCTTGCGCTAGACGAAGACCGCGAGAAAGCACCGTTGCGCCTCGCACCACGACAGTTGTTCTACTGAAATGCCTAATCGGTTTGCATCAGGTAAGTGGGCCATATCGCAGTGCGATAGGTGCGGCTTTCGGTACAAACTGAAAGAACTTCGTGAGATTGTTATTAAGACTAAGAACGTTAATATCTTAGTTTGTCCTACGTGTTGGGAACCCGATCAACCGCAGTTGCAGCTTGGTATGTATCCTGTGGACGACCCACAGGCATTGCGTAATCCCCGTCCTGATACAACGTATCGCGTTGGCGGGCTAAATGGGTTGCAGATCAATACAACGACGACGCAACTAGGTAGCGGAGATCCCTCTGGAGGTAGTAGAATCATTCAGTGGGGATGGGCACCTGTGGGTGGGGCAAGATCTTATGACACAGGTCTAACGCCGAACAATCTTGTGCTGGGCATCACGCTAGGCACTGTTACTGTAAATGTTACATAGGAGTCTATGATGGACAAGAAAGACTTAGCCCAAGACAAGAAAATGATTGCTGGTGCAGTACACAAGCATGAGAAAGCCAAGCACAAAGGTGCGCCGCTGACTAAGCTTCGTAAGGGTGGTAAGACTAACGCCGAAATGAAGACGCTAGGTCGGAACATGGCTAAGATTGCTAACCAGAAATCACCTTCTTTTAAGTACAAGATGGGGGCGAAATGAAACACAGCAAAATGCCAACGCCGGTGCCCGTTAAAAACACAAATAACGGTTACCCAAACAACATACCCAACACCCAGACTGTAAAGATCCGGGGAACCGGATGCGCCACGAAGGGCACAGGTGCTTCTAAGAAGATGGGCTAATGAACTACGCTACCCTTTTCAAAACGATTCAAGGTTATCTGGAGAACGACTTTCCGTCGTTTACTGGCGCTGATTCGTCTGGATCGGGTACAGCGACATTGACTGCCAAACAGCAGATTGATACGTTCATTACTCAAGCTGAGCAGCGCATTTACAACTCAGTACAGTTCCCGCAGTTTAGGAAAAATCAGACAGGTACGATGACAGGTGGGAACAAATACCTCGCTATGCCTTCTGATTTTTTAGCTGTATATGAGTTGGCGGTAACTAACCCAACAACAAGTGAATACGAATACTTGTTGAACAAAGATGTTAGCTACATCCGCGCTTCGTATTCCAATCCGGCAACGACTGGAATTCCTAAGTATTACGCGCTTTTTGACGAAAATACGTTAATTCTTGGGCCTACACCCACTTCAAATTACGCTGTAGAGATTCACTACTTCTACTATCCCGAGTCCATTACCACGGCGAACACAACTTGGCTTGGTGATAACTTTGATTCGGTACTTCTCTACGGTTCCTTGATTGAAGGCTATACCTTCATGAAGGGTGAAGCTGATGTGATTGCCGGTTATGCCAAACGATACGAAGAAGCCATGATTCTTGCCAAACGTCTTGGTGATGGTATGGACCGCCGCGATGCTTACAGGTCTGGTCAGGTCAGGATGTCGGTGAACTAATGGCTTTTACTGGCAACTACACATGTAACTCCTTCAAGCAGCAATTGTTTGAGGGAGACTTTGATTTTTCTTCGAGCACGACACAGACTTTTAAAATCGCGCTGTACACCAACGATGCCACGCTCGATCAGACTACTACGACTTACACGGGTACGACTGGCGAGGTTGTGGCTACGGGGTACACGGCGGGTGGAGAAGCCATCACTCCTTCACTTGCTATTGATAGTTCCACAGGTATTGCTTATATTGACTTTTCTAATGCTTCTTGGAGTGGTGCTTTCACTGCTAGGGGTGCTTTGATTTATCGGGTTACGACTGGTAACCCTGCAATCTGCGTACTTGATTTTGGTTCAGATAAGATTTCAACGACTACATTTGTGGTTGAGTTTCCTCCCAATACCAGCACCGGCGCATTGATAAGGCTTTCATAATGGGCACTCCTGTTGGATTCTTTTCTGAACCCCCAAGCGTTGTAATTGCTCCTATTCCGCCCAAGGATGACGATATTTGGATGGCCTACGAAGAGTTTGAGATTCGTGGGGAACTAAACGTACCCATAGATATTATTAAAAGCCACGTATCTACTGGGTTGACCTATGGGTTTCATGATGTGGTGCCCCACCCCACGAATGATGTTGAAGTGATGTTAGTAGGGGGTGGACCCTCACTTGCCGAACACATAGGCACAATCAAACGGTTGCGCCAAGAGGGTGTAAAACTCATCACGATGAATAACGCGTATAGATACTGTATTGACCACGGGTTGATACCTTCTGCGCTTGTGATGGTTGATAGCAGAGACTTCAATGCTCGGTTTGTAGAGCCGATCATTCCTACATGCAAATACTTTCTCGCTTCTCAGTGCCATCCTTCAGTGTTTGAGAAAGTTCCCAAAGAACAGACATACATATGGCATACAAGTGCGGAAGAGATTCAAGGCGTTCTTAAAGATCATTACAAAGATAAGCAGTGGTATCACGTACCCGGAGGCTCTACGGTCTTGTTAAGAGCTATTCCGCTGTTTAGAATGTTAGGGTTTAAACGGTTTCACATCTTCGGATGTGATTCGTGTCTGGAAGATGGTAAACATCATGCTTATTCACAGACAGAAAACGACGGGCATCCTGTACTTTCAGTCAAAGTAGGGGACAAGGTGTTTCAGTGCCATCCTTGGATGTTGTCGCAGGCTAGAGAGTTCATCGACTTGATTAAATACATGGGCGATGAAATGGAGCTTCAGATCTACGGTGGGCTTCTCCATCAAATTTTAGTGACTGGGGCGTCAAACGCCGATATCAAGGAGTATTGAAATGGCTGCATCAGCATGGGCACTTTATAACAAGGCTAAACGTTATATCGGTAACGGTACAATTCAGCTTGGTGTTGATAACTTTAAAATGGCGTTATTTAGAACTGCTAGTAACGCAGCGACAGTGGGGCTAAGCACATATGCGTCACTTACCAGTGAGGTGTCTGCCACGGGCAGATATGTAACAGGTGGTTTTGCATTACCCCCGGCCACAGGGCAGTGGACAACAGGTGCTTCTGCGGGGCAAATGAAGTTCACTTACACGACTACTGGACTAACATTTACTGCATCCGGTGCGTCTATTAACGATATTCGTTATGCAGTGATTTACGAATCAAATTCTGCGGGTAAGCTGGTTTGCTATTGCGCGTTATCTAGTACTCAATTCACGGTGGCTTCACCCAACACGTTGACGGTTCTACCTGCGACAAGCGGCGTATTTACGCTTACGTAAGAGTCTATAATGGCTTTCGTCCTTGCTGATCGGGTTCAAGAAACCACGACAACCACTGGCACGGGGACGGTAACCCTTGCCGGTGCATCAACCGGCTTTCAATCCTTCGCTGCGGTAGGTAACGGCAATACGACGTTTTATACGATTGCTGATTCGTCAGGTTCTAATTGGGAAATTGGGGTCGGCACTTACACCTCAAGCGGAACCACTCTTTCACGAGACACGGTGCTGTCTTCCAGTAACTCTGGAAGTTTGGTGGATTTCCCAGCAGGGACCAAGAATGTTTTTGTGACGTTTCCTGCTTCAAGTACTTTGTATGCGCTCAATAACACAACCATAGCCACGAATGGCGTCATACCATCAGGCGCTAATGCAACTGCTTTGGGGCCAATTACGATTAACACAAGCAAGTCAGTCACGGTGCCTACAGGTCAGGCGTGGCTTATTTGGGGGTAGAGTATGAGTAATATCAAAGTCCAAGGTAATGCTTCCGGTTCAGGGACGCATACGCTCCAATCAGCTAATACAAGCAGTAATCGGACTGCGACGCTACCTGATGCCGACGAAACGCTAGGGTTTCTTGGCGCACCTCAAAATAGCCAAACGGGTTCAACCTACACGCTTGTTCTTACGGATGCTGGTGATCATGTTTACTTTACCGGTGGCTCTACAGCAACGCTTACAGTACCAACCAACGCTTCTGTAGCATTTCCTACAGGAACTGTTCTTCTTGTTGTAAATAACAACTCTGGTAACTTGACCATATCCGGTGCTGGTGTAACGTTTCAGCTAGCAAATGGTGCAACAGGTAACAGGACGGTGGCGACAAAAGGGATGGCTACGTTGTTAAAAGTAGCTACTGATACTTGGTACGTTTCTGGTGCGGGGGTAACCTAATGGCTGGCGCATTATCGGCAATGATTGCCGCTGCCTTTTCTGGTGGCGGCGGAGGTGGCTACACAGTCGTCCAAACCTTTACCGCTACGTCTACTTGGACTTGCCCTGCTGGTGTTACAGAGGTTGAGTATTTGGTTGTGGCTGGTGGTGGTGGGAGTGGTGGGGATGGAGGTGGAGGTGGTGGAGCAGGTGGGTTTCGTACTGGAGCAGGTTTAAGCGTTACAGCAGGAACGGATTACACAGTAACCGTTGGAGGTGGCGGTGGAGGCGGTTTAGGTAGTGGAGGTGGTGCAACAGGAACATCTGGATCAAACTCAATTTTTAGCACCATTACGTCAGCCGGAGGAGGGGGTGGTGGTGGCTTTGATAAAGTCGGCGCTAACGGAGGTTCTGGCGGCGGGGCTGGCCCTGGTTATACTGGTTCAAAAGCCGGTGGGTCTGGTAACACGCCATCTGTAAGTCCATCTCAAGGCAATAATGGTGGAACGTCCCCATCTAATCCTTCAACTCCTTTTAACGGTTCTGGTGGTGGCGGCGCAAGTCAAGTGGGTGTTAATGCCACAACCAGCGTTGCTGGTGGTGGTGGTAATGGGACAGCATCAACAATTAGCGGTTCATCAGTTACTTATGCCGGAGGCGGCGGTGGTGGGGTTGGTGGCGGCCCTAATTCAGGCGGTGCTGGAGGGTCAGGTGGTGGAGGTGCTGGTTCTACTGGTATCGGAGTAACTGGAACTGCTGGTACGGTTAATACTGGTGGAGGTGGCGGCGCTGGGAGCGGCAATGCTGGTAACGGCGCAGCAGGCGGCTCCGGCATTGTTATCCTCAAGTACACCGTAGCAAGCCAAACCGTATTTACGTTCAAAGGCACTACCAAATGGACATGTCCGACAGGTGTGACCAGCGTTGACTATCTTGTGGTTGCTGGTGGGGGTGGTGGTGGTGCAGGTGCAGGAGGTGGCGGTGGGGCCGGCGGATTTAGAACGGGTACTGGTTTATCTGTAACTGCTGGTAATGACTACACGGTTGTAGTTGGTGGTGGTGGAGCTGCGGTTACAGCCAATCCACCAAAAGCTGGAATCAATGGATCTAACTCATCATTTTACGGCTCTCCTATATCTAACGACCCATCTATTTCCAATGCTTCTGGAACGGCGTCTTCAATTTCTGGAACAACGCTTACTGTAGGTGGAACAGTAACTAATACGTTTTATGCTGGTATGGCGCTGTCTGGAACAGGCGTAACCACAGGAACATTTATTACTGCTTATGGGACAGGAACTGGTGGTGCTGGCACATATACGGTCAATGTAAGTCAGACTGTTTCAAGCACAACTATTACGGGAGCACTTAGCGGTATTAATGCTTTTGGTGGAGGTGGTGGAGGTGTATACCCTAGCACCGCTGGAAAATCAGGCGGTTCTGGCGGTGGCGGTGCTTGGGGTACTTCAGGTGGTTCTGGAATTTATCCAGGTTCACCATTTATATCAGGCACACTACAAGGAAATAATGGCGGCGGTTCATCAGGTTCTGCTCCTGCTTATGGTGGCGGTGGTGGTGGTGGAGCAAACCCTTTAACTGGGACGGGTTCAAATGGCACATCGTCTGCCGGTGGAAATGGTGGCAACGGAACCGCATCTTCTATTTCTGGCCCATTAGTAACATATTCAGGTGGTGGTGGAGGCGGCGCAGCTACCGGCCCTGCTGGTTCAGGTGGGTCTGGAGGAGGCGGCGCAGGCGCTCCAGCAAGCGCATCTGCTACAGATGGAACAGCTAACAGCGGTGGAGGAGGAGGCGGTGAATGGTCGGATGCTTCCCCTTATGTATCCGGTAAAGGCGGCTCCGGTATCGTAATCATCAAAATTAATCAATAACATGACTACAAAAGTTTACAAATTTCTAGGCATTGATACAGCCATGCACTTGCTTCGTCCAGGTGCTAAATGGGAAATCAGTAACAACGTCTTTACTCGGTGGGATGATCCACGGCCATGCCCAAGCATTGAAGAAGTGTATTGGGTCATTGACAAGATCAGAGAGTTTGAGGACAGCATCCCTACTATTTACACCGACGAGCAACTGAAAGAGATGGGCATAGCCCGTGAGGAATTTGAACGTGCAGTTGCATAACCTATTCCCCATCCCTGTAGGCTTTGCAGAGCTTGGCAGACCCTTAAGCGATGAGGAGTTGTTCTTCATCCGTGAGCTTGAGACTCGGCCAAACATGGGTAACACCACAAGTACAGATAACTTCGTACTGCGTAACCCTGCGCTGACAAGCCTACGTTCGTTCATTGAAGATGCGGTATCGGATTACTTCAAAAGCACAGTCAATCCAAAGCACAACGTAAGCCTAAGAGTCACCCAAAGCTGGTGCAATTACTCAGAACCTGGGCAATACCATCACAAACACGCACACCCTAATAGCTACATCTCAGGTGTGTTTTATGTGCAGACTAATGCCAACGACAGGATTTACTTCTACCGTGATGGTTGGCAGCAGATCAAGTTCCCACCTGAGACGTGGAACCCGTACAACTCAGAGTCATGGTGGTTTGAAGCTACAGCAGGAAAGCTGATTCTGTTCCCATCATCACTGACGCATATGGTTCCTGAAGTCAAAGGCGATGACACAAGAATCTCACTATCGTTTAACACCTTCCCAGTCGGTGTCGTCGGGGAAGAAATGGACTTAACTGGATTAAAGCTGGAGGCGTAGATGGCTCACTTTGCCCGTATTGATGAAAATGGTGTGGTGCAACAAGTTGTCGTGGTGGACAACAAAGACACCTCTGATGCTTCTGGCGTAGAGAAAGAACATATCGGCGCAGCGCATCTTGAGAAGATTCTTGGCGGCACTTGGAAGCAGACAAGCTACAACGGCAACATCAGAAAGAACTACGCCGGGATCGGCTACACATACAGATCTGACATTGATGCCTTCGTGCCGCCACAGCCTTTTGCCAGTTGGATTTTGAACAACAACACGGCACAATGGGAGCCGCCCACACCCATGCCGACAGATGGAAAGATGTATAGCTGGGATGAAGCAACAACTAACTGGATTGAGATTCTAGGATAACAATGTGTTCGGCTTCTCAGCATTTGGTGGCGCAGCACTTGGTGCGACAGGCGAGAGCGGGTCTCCTCCCGTTACCGAAGGCTGGGGGTATGACACTTGGGGTAGTAATCCTTGGGGCGGACTTAGTAATGCGGTAATCACACCCGCAACGGCAGCGCTAACAGCCACAGGTGCGGCTCCTACTTTATTAGTTGGTGAAAATATTACTCCTACAACAGGAGTAGTTAGCCTTAACGGGCAAACACCAATAATAAGCACCAATACGTTTATAACCCCAGCGACAGGCGCAATAGTTGCTACAGGTGCGGCCCCAGTCGTACAAACAGATTTCTTTATAACCCCTGCGGCTAATGATTTAACCTTTACTGGTTATGCTCCGAACGTTGAGCGAAGTGCGATTATTACTCCTCAGACGGGGGCGCTTTCGTTTACTGGCGCAGCACCTACCGTACTTGAAGGACGAGTAGCTATTCCTGGTACAGCGGATCTTATTGCCGCAGGTGTTGCTCCAAGTTTAAATTCAACTATCCAGCCAACTTCGGGAACGGTAACAACACAAGGGTATGCCCCAGCAGTAAGCACAGGACAAGTTGTAACACCAACCGGTGGGGCAGTCATTGTTGGTTCGGCACCTAGTGTTGTTGTTTCTGGGCTTGTCATTACGCCATCGACCGGAGCAGTAAGTGCGGTAGGGGCGGCACCTTCAGTTATAAGAGGGGTTGCTGTACAACCAGCCTCTGGCGCATTGAGTTTAGTAGGTAATGCGCCTACAATTAACAATCCAAACTGGACACCAATTGATGATTCCCAGACCCCGAACTGGGGGAATATTGATGATTCTCAAACCCCGAACTGGGGCAGCGTTAATACTTCGCAGACACCGAATTGGTTGCCTGTTGCAGCATAGGAGCATTTCATGACTGTTAATCGTACAACCCTTTTGGATCTTCCCCTTCCGGTCACGGGGACTGAGTCTAATACTTGGGGGGATATCACTAATAACGGTTTGACTGAATACATGGACATTGCTATCGCGGGCATGTCTAATCTCACGAGTGCTGACTTCACAGCCGGTGCGTTAACGATTGAGACTACCGAAGGTAATGCTGCGGGGACAAGTATTTCGGCAACTAGCGCACAGTACGCAGGCTTCAGGGTCACCTCACTTGCTGCTAACTCCACGATCACGGTGGGCAATACGGGTACAAGCCCTGCTCGGTCTTACCGACTGATTAACGCAGACGCTACCTACAACCTGACGTTTAAGGCCACAGGCCAGACGGGTGTGACATTGCTCCCCGGACAGTCGGCTGTTGTTGCTTTTAACGGTACGGACTATGTGATTGTTGGCACAGTAGGCGCGGGTACTGCAACGGATAATGCTGTTGCTCGGTTTGACGGTACGACGGGTGAGATTCTTCAGAACAGTGCAGCAACGATTGATGACACAGGGGCAGCGACGTTTGTAGGTTCGGTCAATGTCAGTGGTACGTCAGCCAGTGCTGCGGATCTAAAGCTTTATGAAGATACCGACAACGGCACAAATTATGTGGCGTTTAAATCTCCGGCTTCGGTTGCTTCTAACGTCACTTGGACACTCCCCTCGACTGACGGTTCTGCCAATCAAGCAATTGTTACAAATGGTTCAGGAACACTTTCATTTGCCTCAGTAACAACCTCTCCCGGTGGCTCCACCACGCAAGTCCAGTACAACAATGCTGGTGCGTTTGGTGGGTCTGCGAACTTCGTTTGGGACAACAGTAACGTAAGGCTCGGGATTGGGACGAGTTCGCCGGCAGTTCCTCTTGACGTTGTTGCTCAAACTTCTGCAAGTATTGCCCGATTCAGAGGACGAAGCTCTGACAATATTGCCACTCTTGAGTGGTATGACAACACAAACGCTACCCGATACACATACATTTCTAGCGGACCTTCCTCAAGCTCGTTTTGGAATCAGGCTAATACACCAATGGCATTTGGTACGAACGACACCGAGCGGATGCGTATCACCTCCGGTGGTGTTGTTATGGTCGGCGCAACTTCTGCACATGGTAGCGAAAAGGTGCTCATCAATGGCGGAGGTACTAGCCCTACAGGCGATGGTTATCTAACTCTGAGGCGAGGAAGTGACGCATCAAGCGGTTCTGGGGTTGGTGTTATTGACTTTGCAGATACACGAACATCAAGCATCTATGCAAAAATTCAAGCAATCGCTGACGCAACACCCGGAACAAATGATTTTCCTGGCGCTCTTGTTTTTTACACCACAGCAGACGGGGCTTCATCAACCACCGAGCGGATGCGTATCGACTCCTCCGGAAGCGTAGGGGTTGGGGTAACACCTTCCACATGGAACACCGTTACTGCGGTTCAAGTCAAAAACGCAAGTTTTGCAGGGTATTCAACAACCAATGCCTACATGCTGCAAAACGCTTATTACGCTTCTGGTTGGAAATATATTTCTAACGGTGGGGCAGCTAGGTTTGAAATAAACGGTAGTTCCTACGAGTGGTCAGGAGCGGCATCAGGAACGGCAGGAAATGCAATTACATTCACCCCTTTTCTTACTATAGACAAAGATAAAACACTTGCCCTGCAAGGTGCTACATCAGCCACTGGCACAGGTATAGCCTTCCCCGCCACGCAATCTGCATCCTCAGACGCTAATACGCTGGATGATTATGAGGAGGGGACGTTTACGCCTACCGATGCAAGTGGGGCAGGGTTAACGCTAACCACGGCAAGAGGACGTTATACAAAAATAGGTAGAGAAGTTACTTGTTATATTGTGGTTACGTTTCCATCAACAGCAAGCGGAAGTGGGGTTGCTATTGGCGGTCTTCCTTTTACATCTGCAAATCCTTATGGTAGTGGTGATGCAGGATTTGGTGGTTCAATAAGTTACACAAATACAAGCTCAACTTTTAGTTCGTTTTTGGCTCAAAACAGTACAACTGCAACTTTTTATACCAATGCTGGCGGGGCTGTTGTCAATTCAACATTTTCAACGAAAGAAACTCAATTTATTTTGAGGTATTTCACTTAATCACACCAGATTAGTGTGATCGGACTAACGAAAGGAACTTA